ATGATATTCTTTATAGGCAGGTGTTGAGAGAACCAAGCCTCCTATCGAGGGGACGGAATTATCGCCTTCCATCTCTACGACACCACTGAAAGTAGAATCTTCTGCGACCAGAAGTGTGTCTCGCATCTCTACGGGTCCCTCCATGTGAATGTAGGTCTCACAAGCCGTCACATATGGGCTTGAACCTACAGTGTGGCGCATGGTAGGACCAGAAGGACTTATATGAAACGATCCTTTATTGATTGCATGCTTAAGACCGTTAGTGCTTCCCCCGTCGATCACGAAGTTCCCCGCATTAACCTCCAAGTCTCCTACTACGAGTACCTTGTCGCTCTGCGTTTGGATAGAATGAGACGGATTAAACTGCATCAGCGGTCCGTCAGCATTAAACTTAATTAGTTTCTCGCCCCCAAGGTTACTCTCAATTATGCCCGTCCCTGATGTCAGTACGATTTTCCCGCCAGGGAAAAAGTCTCCAGCCGTAGTAACGTCCCCATTCCACCTAATATCGACCATATTATCCCAACTCGTATCCTCAAGATTCCTTCTTGACATTAAGAATCCGATGTTGGAATTTCCCACGTCGTTCTTCGCACTCAATAACACCTCAGAGCCGCTTGTGTTGGTCCCGTGGCGAGATCGTATTTGTATTCCCGCTGCATTGCTCCCCTGCGAGTATTTCCCCACCCTTATCATTTCTCTTTCTATCCCTGTATAGTTTAGGGCACCCGATCCTACCCGAAACTCCCCATCACTATTTATCCTAGAAAGATAACTTCCACCTTCGTCCTGCCACTCTTGGAGATTGGCTGATGTAGTTTCTGACTTTCTACGGACTTGCAGAGCAACCGTGGTGTCCAGTGCGTTTACGTAGGGCTGTGAGACGACGTTTCTAGATGCCCCGAAGTTTCTAACGGCTATAGCCACTCCGTCAGGGATTGCGGGGTCTGCACCACCAACAAGAGTCAGTGTGTAATTCTCGCCTGACACAGAAACCACGTAAGTCGCTGGAGACTGGATGACTCCACCTACCTCCACTAGATACATGTTGTCTACTTCTGAGGAGGGTACAGGGGATGCCAGTGTGTACACTCGATCAGACCCTACCTCATCGTCTCCTGTAGTGAACGCCCAGTATTGTGGGTCCGTGGCTCCAAATGCTGTGCCATAGATTTGTAGGTTGTCTACGTACTCTTTGGTGACTACTTCGTCATCATTCACTGGTAGGGCTACGTTCTTTATTTGGGTAGCCACGCCACCTACCAGACCTGCTGCGGCATCCAGTTTACCATCTGTATCAAGCGTGATTTGTCCAGGGCCTCGCTCTTGGATTCCATATAGCAACTGTTTGTGCTGAGTGTTTAGATCGCTGGCTTTGAGAACACTACCGTCTGTGAAGGTTCTCTCAAGTTCTGAGGTAGGAGTAGTACGAGTGATCCGTACCATATCTGTGGCTGCTAAGACGGAATACTCATCAATTTCATCGAAGTCTAGAGTTATCTTGAGTGAACCAGTAGTGTCTACGGTGAACTGCTCAGCGGTAAGGACAGTTTGGATTAGGGTCGTCCCATTGGTGATTATGACACCAAGGTGGTCCGTAGAGGAGTAGTTGAGTGTGAGGTTGTCGAAGATTCCATCGGTCTGCGTTAGAGCAACTACCTCGCCTCCTACGTCCACTCCAAAATCAATATAACTGTCTGCCATTTTTTAGTTTCCTTTTATTTATAGAGCCGACGTATATGCCAAGATTTCCCACTGAATCTCTGCGTATTTATCGCCGTTGTAACTGCTGTGCATGTTTATGAGAGCAGAATTATCATTTTTCGTGACGAAGTTGACTTTTATGGGGTCAATCAGGAGGTCTTGCGAGCCACCGCTGGCCTTATTCAGTATTCTAACTTTTACTTCATAATTTGCGGCACCAATGTCAGCCAGATTTCCTGAAAAAGTCAAAGTTATGTCGTCGGTGTTGTTGGTGGTTACAGTTACGTCGCCATCATCAATGTGCCAATAAGGGGTGTAGGTATCAACTCTGTCATTGCTATCCACTTTGATTCTTGCTCCCCCAGTTGCCATAAGAGCAAATGTTCCTACCTTTGGCGCAAGTTCATCCACATAACCCTTAGTAGCCGCATCCGTAGCGTCTGTGGGTTCTGCCATGTTCTTGATTTGACAGTCGCTCCCGCTAGGTGTTGTCGCCTGAGTGAAACCTAAGTCAAGGTATCCGTTCTCTCTAATAGCCAAAAGTCCAGTGCAATATACGGAATCACTTTTTGCTAATATGGAGTGATCGTTATTATAATAAAGGGATGGACCGCTTCCTGTCAACCACCCAACTGATCCAGTATACTCAGAAGACTTAATCAATCCCTCCCCTTTAAGCGTAATGATTCCACTGCTTGATTCGGGACTCACGATAATTCCGCCGTCTACTGTGAGGTCTCCTTCGGAAGTCTCTAGGGGTCCTTTTACGTATGTCTTATCACTGCGCACACTAAGATAGCGGTCAGTGCTATATTGCATGACAGGACCGCTTGTATGAAAGTAGATTACACCAGGATTTGTGGCTTCATTTGTAGACCTGATTCCCGGACTGCCCTCCGTGGGGGGTATTCGTATTGAGTCAGCGGTAAGTTGTCCAGCCGCCGTAATGGCTCCCCCCACCGTGGTTTTGAATACTAACTCTGTCCCATGATATTGGGCAATACATGAAGAAGCCGGGTTTGCTCCTGACTTTCCCGAAATACGAATACGCGAGAATTGGTTGGCGGCATCGTCGCTTTCATATCTTCCTAGATGAATACCTGCCGTGTTCGCGGCTGTAAAGTTTCCTATTTCGATTCCTAGTCCTGTTACCTGTGTATCGCTGTCGTCGTGAGTTCCATCTAACGCCCAGCCACTAGAAATTAAGATGTTGGGATCGTCAATACCGCCCTTGCCTATTCGGAGAGACCCCACATTATTAAAGTAAGCAAGAGTATCTCCACTTTCATCTTGCCACTCTTGAAGAGGTCCTTCTGTACTCGCACTGAGCCTTCGCACTTGCAAAGCCACGGTTGTAGTAAGATCGTCTGCGTGTTGATACGGCTGCGATATGACGTTTCTGGAGGCTCCAAAGTTTCTTACAATGATCTCTACGCCATCATCTTCAATATTTGTAGCACCCCCAACAAGCGTTAAGTAGTACACTCCCGAAACGAGAGTTACTGTATAAGTTTCGGGGTCTTGTAGAACACCTCCTGCCTCAACAAGAAACATGTTTGATGAGGTAGTCGCTGGGTCAGGGGTGGCTAAAGTATACACTCGATTAGCAGGCGTGGTGTCAGAAATATCAGCCTCTGCTGTTGTAAACGTCCAATACTGAGGGTCCCCCGCACCAAAGGCCGATCCATAGACAGCGGCGGAATCTACATACCCTTTTGTTGCTACTTCATTGTCGAAGTCAGGGCGTGCTACATTCTTGATCTGTGTGGCTACTCCAGCGAGATTAGAAGCAGCATCCAGTTTACCATCGGTGTCTATGGTAATGTCACCCTTGCCTCGCTCTTGGATACCCAGTAACAACTGCTTGTTCTGCGTATTGATATCGCTGGCTTTAAGGACGGAGCCGTCTACGAAGGTTCTTTCTGCGACAGTCGTGGGGGTCGTTCTGTAGACTCGCACCATGTCTATGGGTGCTAATGAATCGTAATTATCGATGGCAGAGAAAGTCAGTTGGATCACGGTTCCAGTATCTGTAGATACCGTGAATTGATCCGTGGTTAAATCAATTTTGTCTAGAGAAGCCCCGTTTGTAATGGTTACGCCGAAGTGAGCCGTGGAGACGTAGTCCAGCGTTATGGGGAACGCACCGCCTTGCTGGGCTTCACTGAGTTCTCCTATGACCCCAAAGTCGGTATAATTATCTGCCATTGTTTAATCCTTATTTCTTCTCTGGAATATTTGCTGGGTTTATGAATAGTCTGTCTATTCCCTGATCTACGCCGGGCATCTTCATCATCCATATAAGAGATTTGAAATTCCTTAAGTCTTCTTTAGATAATTTGTCACCTCTGAACATCGCACCAGTGCCTTCTCTGAATGCTCTCCAGCCCTTTCCGTATAGTATGCTATATGGGACAGAGCCTCTGATTGGGTCAATGCCTAGTCCTGTTGTCCTCATAGATGGATCAAATACAGGCTCTTTGCCTATGAGCCACGATGCGCTGTCGATGAGCATTGGGAATATACTAGAATATGAGCCTTTTAAGATTCCTGCTTTAATCAACTGATCTTCTTGGAATCGCCTAGCCAAGTATAGTTTTCTCTCGTATTCATCCATAGAAGCCGCGCGGTAGTACGTCTGCATCTTATATGCGAGTATGCCAAGAGCAGCAGAGCCTACCATGTTTGCGGCTTCTGTTGCGTCTAAACGAGAAACACCAGCCGCTAGTTGTTTGGATTTAGAAGCAAGCATGAACACTCTATATTGTGCAAAGAGTTTTCCTAAGCCTGTATTCACCCAAGCAGGAGACTCTCCAAATGACTGGCGTTGAATCGTATGATCAGTGTGCCGCTTCAGAGCCAACGCAAACTTATCCATGATATATAGGTCTTTTATGTTCTCTTGATTAAAGGATTTGACTGCATAGTTCCCGAATATACCGCTTTTTTCCACCTTTATTATATCGGTGTTTCTCAACTCCTTGAAGAGCCTGTCTAAGTCAGCCTCGTCCAGACCTATTTCTGACATACGTTTCTTAGAGTTCTTCCACCACCCCTTGCTTAGAGTGACCGCTTTCCCATCCCACTTATATGCTTCATTTACAAAATGTTGGAATGATGCCTGCCTCGCCCATGTCCTTAAAAAGGTATCCATAGGCATGATGCCAGTAGGAGCCAAGGCTGCGGCCATGCGGCCATATTCAGTATACCCAAGAATACCCTTAGCCACATAATCTTCATCAAACTGCATCTCATCTAGCCTTCTTATCATGTGGTCGCCTATGCGATAATCGACACATCCCGCAAAAGTTTCTATTTCTGCCGCGACATCATCGGTCATTGCTCTACCAATAAGACCCAACCCCTGCCGTCCCTTGGCAAGGTCTGCTATACCCATAGTAAAAATGCCTGCCGTATCTTTCAGACTAGGCATTGTTCCAAGGGCTGCTTTGGTACTTGTTCTCGCTACTAAAGAAGCAATTTCTGGAACTTGAGCAAAGCCCAGCGTTGGTCCAATAGTCCCCTGTGCGAAGGCATTCATCGCCATGATATGCTGCATTTTTTGCTTGTCCATATAAATAGGCTGTCCAGTCAATGCTCTGTATGTATGATCGGCAGCCCACATAACAAAATCAGCATCATCTCCTGCTTCCAATGCTTCCTTCTGTAGCCTATTTAATAAGGTCTGTATGGTAGTATTGGGCTTGCCTGTCAAGGCTTCCATGCCTTTTCTTACCTCCACCCCCGCCGATATTCTCTGAGCATACATAGAAAGAGAATGGAGGAGGCTGTTGTTGAAAAGTTCGTCAATACGAACAACCCTGCTAGGCTGCGTCTTGTCGAGTGGCTGCATAGTCATCTCAAACATTTCATCCATAGCGTGTCGTCGTTTGCCATAAGAAATGTGAGGCTCTCGCTCTAAATGTGGAATAATCAAGTCCATAAAGGATTCTACGATGTCCTCTGAAAATTCTCCCGCCTTCTTTAATTCTGCCGTTAGAGACTCTTGTATTGGGTCTAGTAAATACTGTTGTGTGTCTTTCCAGTGTCTGTGTGGCTGCGGATTTCTTGCAACATCTAGTATGTGTTTCCCTAGAATTTTTGCGGCTGCCTCAGTCTTCACTATCGCTTCAAACGACTTGTGATTCCTTATTGCTCCAGTTACAAGAGCATTAAGTTGGGGTTTCCCCATTTCTTCATCAAGCGCAATCGCTTTAGGACCACTCCAATTTCTGGGAAAGTACATCGGATCATCAGGAATTGCGTCAACGAAAACCCCGTTGTCTTGTCCGTGTTTTTTAGCAAACCTGAAGAACTTACGAATAGCAGCGACGGCATGCGCTGTTGCAGGGTCAGTAGGGTCTCCCTCAGTCCTTACAGCAGCCACAATAACATCATCTTCTAGTTTTCCCCCCGCCTTTCTCGCCATGTCTCTTGCTTTTATTACTTCAGGCCACACCGAGTCTATCAGTCTTCTTCTGTTCATGTTAGACGCTGTCCACACATTGTATCCATGTTCTCTAGGGACTTCTAGAAAAGCCTTAGTAAACCGTCTTGTAAACTCACTCTTATCAGCCAGCAGTCGGTAAGAAACGGGAGTTGTAGCAACATCAGGACCTATTTTATCAATCGCTCTAGCAACAGTCTCTCTGCCTCCTTCTCCATGTCCTGTGATTTTGAATTGTCCGGGGTCTATTCCTATTTCATCCACCTTGAGATGGACCATATAAGGTCCGGGGCCTACGCTTCTAACCTTGCCCCCAACAACCAGTGCGCTGTCTGGAACCCCTGATACGGGGTGTGGAGCATCTATTACTGGTGCTGTCCCCTTAGCCATCTTGCTTTTGGCTGCAAGTGCAGTCTCAGTTCTGCCAACAACTTGAGATGCATCTAGCACCATCCATTGTTGCCCATCCTTGACTCCATCAAATCCTTCAGACCGAAGCATCTTTGTAATTGTTCCGGGACTCACCGCAGTTTCATAAAAGTGCTTATTTCCCCTTCTTGCAATTTCAGCACTCGCCCAGTTAGCATCCACCTTTTTTGCCATCTCAGCGTGAAGGATTTTCATGGCTTTTTTCCCCCACTCACTTGTTCCCCTGATAAACGGCTTTTTAATATTTAATAGAACTTCATGTACAACCCCACCAGCCCTCTTTGCATATCCTTCAGCCACTGATCGTCGAAGATCGAAATAGATGCCACGACCAGTCAACGCGAGTGATCTTGGCGTATCCTTTGGCGACAAATTTGATACCCTTGCTGCTCTGCCTCCGTGAAAAACAGTCACAGGATTCCCTCCATCATCTACAACCTTTGTGCCAGTAACCTCATGTTTAACACCTAGTTTCCTACGGGCTTCTGCGATATCCTTGCGAATATCGGAATGCTTTCTTTTATATACTTTTATATCAAGAGTCTTAGCCTGGTCAAACATCTCTCGTTTACTGAGCGATTCTACTGCTTCCATTCGACGTGCTTCAGCAATATCTGCACGAATATCAGAATGTTTTCTTTTGTATGTTTTGATGCCCAGTCGCTCCGCCTGAGTGAACATTCCTTTTCGACTAAGCGACTTTATTAGTGGGACATGGCCGAGGGCTTCCATTCGACGTGCTTCAGAAATATCTTTACGAATAGCGGACTGTGTTCTTCTGGAAACGCGGCCTTTCACACTGTCGATTGTTTTGATACCAAGAGCCTCTGCTTCTTTGAACATATCCACTCGACTGAGTGCGCCTGCGGATTCAACGAATTCATCATAGGGAACCACTGTCACCTTGACTTGCTCTTGCATTGTTCTATCAACAACCTCTTTCAGAGTGTCATCACCCGCTTCCGAATGCAGAGCCGCTGCTTGTTTCAGTTGTGCTGCTTTAGACATATCCTGAAGTTCTCTCAAGAACAAGCCGGGCTTCCATGCAGCAAGTCCACTACCTAGCACTCCCGAAGCACCTACAGCAATCATTGCATCTAGTGGTCGTAGAGTCTTGTCGAGAGCATATCTAGTAGTCTCCAGAGGGATATCTATTGCTGTAGTGATTGCCAGTGCTTTGCCTATTGCTCTCGCTCTGGTCACTCGACCAGCAGCATTACCTAGTCCCGCTACGGTTCCCGCTGGACCTCCCACAGCCGACGCTAGTAGAGTCAACAAGACCGCTTCGCCCCCAGCAGCAACCATCACCATCCCAAAGCCGGAAGCCATTCCTAAAGGCCCTCCAGAGAATAACTCAGCACGTCTCTTCATGGTCATTCGTGCTTCATTTGTTTCATACAGAAATTCTGAAAAGGACTCAGAACTTGTGGCAACTCGCTGTGCAGTGTGAGGGTCTAGGTCTGATGCATACTTCTTTATATCTTCATCAGTAATTACATATCCTGTTTCTTTGAAATCAGGACTGGTCATTGATCTATACAGTTCCCCCGCTACTGTTTCACCTACAAAAGCGTTGTGAAGTTTCCCTAAGAAACCTATGTTTTTATCTGCTCGATATTTGTAGATGTTATTAAATTCTCTACGAGTTCTTTCAGCAGGAATGTCTGGTGTCCATAATTCTGAAAGAGACACGGGACGAGAGGGGTCAACTCCGCCGTCTTCTGGCGTTATTTGTGGATCAGCCATTTTTAATCCTCTTCCTCTTCACGAGTATGCGGGTATACGTATTTTTCTTTTAATCTTTCCAGTTCTTCTGGAGACATGCGTTCCAACCATCGTTCTGCTGTTCTAGATCGCCTCTCCATGTAGTCAAGGTGCTTCATCCCTGCCCATATGCCTAAATCTTTTCCTTTGTCAGTTATGTATGTTCCCACAGACTCTGCGACAGTCTTGCGAGTTCTTGGCTTATCTTTCCACTTTACAAGATCAACTATCTCTGCCATGGTCCAAGGGTTGTTGGTTTTCGGATTGTTTCGGTTCATTGGAGTCGTGCCGTCTCTGTCCTGCATTTTTAGTTGGTAGAGAGAGCCTCCATTTGTTCCATCCTCATACGGAAAGAACCCAATAATCTCGATGTCCACATCTTCGGTTCCTGAGAACCACTTTGGAGCAGCAGTTCTAAGAACGTCTTCGGCTGCTTCCAGTGCTTCAGGTACAGTAATATCTCTTTCGCTAGTTTTATTCATACTAAACCAGTTGCTCCTGACTCGCTGGTAAAAGGATAATGCTGTGGCTTCAAAAGTCCACTCATTTACATCCCCCCCTGTAAGGTAATCAACTGTATGTGCAATGTCGACAAATAACTTAGGAACTTCTGAGGCTACTGCAACTGCTGCGCGACCTGCTAATACTGGCCCTCCCAGTCCCAGTAGGTTTAGTCCGGGTTCCAGAAGCCTCGATCCAATGGGGTAATCCAGAACTTGTGGAATCTCATTAGAAAGATGATGATCCTTGTCTAGTTTAAGGTATCCCGTCATCGTTTCTTCTGTCATGTCTTGTCTATCGACCTTAATTCCGTTGTGCAGTGTGAACATTCGTTCTTCTCGTGCTTCCAGTGCTTTGCCTATCGACTGCTCCATGTCCAAATCTGTTAGCCACATCAGACCCTTAGCAACCATTCTAACTTCTTCTACAGCAGTTGTATTTAATCTATGGACACTTTCATCAGGAAAATAGGAAGCCCACGAAGTCTGAAAGGTCTCTTCAAATCCGAGTAGTGGAGGATGGGCTTTTCCTGCGGTCCCACCCAGTACATTGAGTAAACTTCCAGTATCTGTAGTACCTAGCACTTCCTGTAGTGTTTCATCGTTCTGTAAAACATATGCTAGTTCATAAAAAGGTTTCATGTCACCAGACACATGATTATTGATCCAATTAAAACCTCCTATTCCTCGTCCTGCCGAGTAAGCGGCGAAGGCTTCTTTAGCCGTGTGTACGTCTTTGTCAGTAAAGATATGATCCACGTCTGCCAACTCTGCCATATTGAACGTGGCACTCAGTACCTGCTGAACCCTTGGAGCCGCCACCCCCAGTTCTGCGGAAGCACCAACGTGTGCTAATATGTTTCCCCTGCCATACGTTACTTCGCTGGCTTCAACTGCTCTTCTAAATACTACACCCCTAGCGTTTTTAATAGAAGTAGTTAGATTTATCGGCTTTGTTGTGTTCCCATTGCTATAAGTAATCGTATTGCCGCTTAGAGTTGCTGTTCCCCCATCTCCAAATTCTTCAACACTACCCTCTGTGAATCCTCCATGCATCTCAAGAATCATGGTAGTTAATTCTGCATCAGTAAACCTGTTTCTTTTTTGTCTCTCTATTTCAAAAGGAATTCCCGGCCACTCGCCTGCTCCCTCTAAAACCCCCACTGCTAGGTCTGTAAACATTTCTTCCATGCCGCCTACTCGTGCATTAAAGATAGCGTCTGCTTTTCTCTGTCGTAGAGTATTCTGATATCTTTCAATGTCGTCCTTTTTATCGGAATACAAGTCGAAGAGTTTTCCCTTCTTTCCTACTAAATTCTTTCTGTCATCCTTGGGACCTGTTTTTAGGGAATCTATAACAGAGGAAAATAACTCGCTATGCTCTAATTCAAGGGCATTTAATGCTCCGTGGATTAGTTTTTCCCCAAGCAGTTCTCCTGCTACGTTTGTAAGAGGACCTCCATACTGCGAATCCAGAAGGTTAGTAAGGTTTTCTTTTAGAAATTCTAGTTTCCTTTCCCTAAGGTCCTCTGGAGATTCTTTTGTCCAACCTTCTATACGCGCTAATAGAGGAGGCGGACCTTCGGTCATATTCATAGTAACCTCAGGTTCCATTTCTGCCGCCGAAAGCACAGCATTTTGCACGTCAATCTTAAAAGCGTTCGTCGTCTGTTCAAAGTATTTCTCACTGATGTACTTTTCGTGTTTCTTTTTTGTCCTCGCTCTAAGGGGGGATGAGGCTAACAGTAGTTCTCTTTCAAATACATCAGGCCTTGCAATTCTTGAAGAGATTTCTCTAGCCTTCGCTTTGAGTCCGTCATCATACTCTTGCATCATCTTAGCGTGATCGAGAATGTTAGGGTTGCTTGCTTGTCGCCTTGGTGTATCAATTTCCCAATCTGAATCATGTTCCTCTGCCGTAATCCTAGACATAGCCGCCGAGAATGCTTTAATTGCTGCTGGATGTTGAAAGAAAGGAATAGCATCCGCATCATGCATATCAGCAAAAGTCTTGCCAGTTTTATCCATCTCCGCTTTTAAGACTTTGAGTTCTTCTGCTCCATATTGAGCCATCTTTAGAGAACCTAGTGCTTCTGCTTTAGCAAGTTGACCAAGAGTTTGTGACAGCCCTCCAAGTGCTTTTCCCATAGCGTCCCAATCTCTAGCGTCTTGCTGAGAAAGTTCTACTGGAAGAGGAGCAGCAGTAGGAGCCTGTGGCATTCCTGCTGCGCCTGGAGGGGTGAAGACATCTACTCCCTGCGCTTGAACAACAGGGGCGGCTCCACTATCCACGGGATCGGAGGTTAGTCCCCCCGGTCTTACTGAAGGTCGTTTTCTTCTAGCCATTGTTTATCACCTTATACATCTTATTCATTTGCGCCTCCACCTGTCCAATTCCAGAAGTTCTCAAAACTACTACCTCCCCAGTTGGCATCATAGTCCGCAGGAGACATGGTCTGAGCATCTACGCCCTGCTGCCATGCTGCTGCTCCCACTGCGGCACTGCCGCCTTGAACAAAGTAAGGAAGCATAGATGGGGACTGGACTTGCATTGTGGGTTGTACTGGGTCTAATGGAGCCAGTGGTGCAGGCATTGCTGCATTTATTCTACCTTGAGCCTGTGCTTGTATACCTAACAAGTTTCTTTGTGACTGCTTTAGTCCGTTACGGAGATTCTCAAATGAGACGTAGGTATGCCGAGCCTCTAGGAGTTCATACTGCTGTTGAGCGAGGGCTACAGATACTCCTTGAGTTCCTGTTTCAGAAGCCGAAGCAAGAACGAATGCACTTCCTCTTTGAGCAGCCCTTGAAGCCTTCGCTATGTTATGGAGAGTCTGTTCTCTTACTTGATCCACTCGTTCCAGCACTGTTGAATACTGACCCTGCGCACTCTCTTCGGCACTAAATGCTGTTTTGTAGTAGTTATCTGCTTGCCAGTCCGCAAGTTCCTGTTGATAATCCACCATCTGTTGATACCGTTCGGCTCTCCAGATAGACAGTTGTCGGTTGTATGCTCCTTGGCTTCTGGCTTGGCGTTGTGCTGCCATACCCTGCGCTCCTGCTGAAGCGGCACCCATTACAGCCATAGGACTACACATAATTTAACCCTTTATCTTTGCAAACTCGTAGAAAGGTCTCTTTTCAGGACCGTAAATTATTTCACTAACAAAAGAAAAACCAAGCCACTTCATCCATTTGATATGAACGGTATTTCTTTTGTCCACAATATTACACACCATGTCGTAAGGCTCTACTAGAACAGGTAAGAACCTCTTGCTCTTCTTCAAGAAACTAATAGGAATATCCGTAGTTATTCGATCTGTTCCAAGGAGCCAGATGAACCCGATCTGCGGAGTCTCAGCGTGGGGAGTCACTCCAAACATAGTTACAGGCACTCCATGGTTATACCCTGAGTAACAATTAGGTTTTGAATGCTCAAACCCATGAGTGAGAGCCATACGCGGATCAGGAACACCTAGAGCCTGTATCTCCATGAGATCAGCCTCTCGCATGTTCTCTGCAATATACGAGATATCTTCTTCTATCGAAATGTCAATACTGGTGTGTGTCAAGCGAACCTTGGTTGAGAGCGAGATACGAAGTTCGCTTCAAACTCTATTGATTGTATATTGCTAGGCAGAGGAGAATCATTAAGTATCTCTATTTTAACTGCATCAGATTGAGAGAAGACAGGAAACCTGAAGTCTCCTGAGTCACTCACTACCTGACCAAGGAATCCTCCTGTAGACAAGAACCTACCGCTGTAGGGATAATCAATGGGAGTTCCATCGCTGCCCCCTACTTCAGGGGTGATTCTTACTGAGAAGTATGCAGTATCGGAGTAAACCACGGTCATGTACCTTATCTGATGCCTACCAACTGCGATGATTTCATACCCGCCGTCAGGCTTCTGCCTTTTGAGAACGGGCTTGCTCAGTTGATACTTCATAGTATACGGTATTCCAACATAGAACATGTCAGAAGCCGCAAATTCTTCATAAAGAGTGATGGTATTTGTGGTCTGTGACTGAATAGTCATCACCTCACCGTCCTCAGAGACTACTTGCATCGTATCTCCGCTTTCTATGTCATAAGGCAACTCCAGCACGAAGCCAGATTCCTCGGCTGTTATAGATGTTCGCCGATCTAAGTGCGTGGTGTACGCTTTTCCTGTATCTGTGAGTCCTGTTTGCAAGTCCATCTTCTCAAGGAAAGTCTTACTTCCTCGCTTTAGTATCAAATACAAGGACTGTCCGATGAAATGCAGGTTAATGATCTCACAACCAGTGAGAATAAACTTAAACCACGCAGATTGCACACGACCCTTCTCTGTTTTGTAATACTTATACATATAGAATTCATTAGTAGCCGCACCACCAGAACGAGCCAGCACAGCCAGTAAGTCTTCGTGGGTAGATACCGTCATCTCCTCAACGATTCCCGGTATGTATTTTGGAACCTGTGCCGTGGATTCCACAGCATCGAAGTTAATATCGGTTTCAGTAGTCTTATAGAATTCACGTATGCCGCTAAATGACCCACGGTTGAATGGGAAGAACAAGGAACTACCCGCAGAGACGGGAGACACCTTTGTAGTAACGTCCCAGTTAGTCACCTGTGTGATTGAGGCAGTCATTGGGCTTAGGATGGCTTCTCCTTGGAGAGCAAACTGAGTCCTCTCAGAGAACAGTATGAGCCTGTCGCTGAACGGTATAGCCTTTTCTATCTTATTGATCTCTGTTCCACCCACACCAACATCAATAGGTGCTATGTCTAGCAACTGTGTTGTAGTGGTTCGGAAGAAGTTAAAGAGTTCTGCGGCTTCGCTTAAAGCACAATTCTCTCCACTCATGATCGCTAGTCTGTTCTTGAAGAATGAGATGTCGTTAATAGTGTTATCAACAAAGGAAGGTGCTGGATTAGTGAGGTCTGAACCCGCTTCCCTTGGGATGAACTTAAATGAAGCATAATTACCACCCACAGGAACATTAGAACTGGGAGTAGTCCCATCGGCTCGTTTAACCATGAAGGTTCCATCGGCCTGTCTAATGATTATATGGGGAAGTGTGTCATAATCCCATTGATATTTGATGGCAGGACCAATGGTCTCTATCCACAAGCCTTCTCCAAAGTCCGCACCACCGTCTCCATTGACTTCAAACTTAACATAGTAGTCGTCTACTTCAGATTCAGGATCACCTTTTACCAAGACAATCATGCCATTCTTAGCAATAGGAGGAAGATCAGCGAACTTACCAACGCTTCCTTTGATTATCTTGTGTCCGTTTTGTCCTAGAGAGTCTTCTACAGTGAGTTGGAAGTCTTCTGCGGTGTTCGTAACAAACACAACACTACCGCTGGACTCTGCTGTGTAGTTGGCTATTCCATTAAGTCCACTTGCAGTGACTGCACAGTCTGTTACAGCGGTTCCTAAGGCTAGTCCTGCTGCAATAGCAGTTGTAGAAGGAGAGCCGGGAGGGAAGCCGTAGATATTAGGATCACCCGTAGAACCATCTCCCCCCAAGTCATCAGGGGCAGGGGTATGTACTACAGATATTTCTGTATCTGACTCCGCACTATCTGCTCTTACTACGGCTTTGTAGGCAATTCCCTGACTAGACGAGCGTACCCAAATAAGCCCATCGTAGGGAGTCGCCGATTGACTCCTTGAATGGGGGGAGAGTTGAGTTACATCTTCTTTCATCCTTGCTTTAACATTTGTATTCACAAGGAAGGTAACGTCAGCAATAGTAATTGCTTTTAGAGCCGAAGTGTCTGGGTCAGCCCCTCCACTGAAATTTGAAGAAGAGACATTCGCACCAAGGTTGTTTGTTATTGGCTTGTCACCTGAAACTCCAACGACTGCCTGAGTCAACTTGAGAGTATCAACGCCATCGCTGGATACTAGGATCGCACCGTTGTGTCCTTCTCCTGATGTGTGTTCAATACAGTCTTGAAGAGAGGCTATTGTTGCAGCCACGGTTCCATTAGCCACAAACTCACCGTCTGCTAGAGTTTCGCCTGTTTTAGCCGTGTATGTTTTCGCTGTGCCACCTGTAGAAGTTATAACTATAGTCTGGTCTGCCGTGGGCAAACCGCTGAACGTGATAGTTGCAGTGGACCCTGCGCCTGCTTGAAGGTATGTACTGTCTCCTAAGTCTGAATAGACAGTCTTTGCGGCTCCTGTTAAGTCATTCACATAAACTGTATTAGTAGTACCCGGAAGAGATACAATGAATTCTTCTTCAGAGTCTCTTGTGACGAAGTGTGTGAAAGCACCACTAAGGTCTATGGATGCTGCTGAAGAGTCTTTGAGTTCTAAAATGTGATTCGTAGGAGGACGCTTGATTAAGCCACCAACAAGTAGAGGTACGGCGTTCTCTTGAACCTCGCACTGATTTGGAAGTCGCTGTGCTGAGGGCTGTTGAGATACACCTCCTACAAGATTAGGAAAACTGGTGGTAACTAGCATTAAGTGATTCCTCGTGATGCGTCTGCTCTATTCACTATGCGGTATGTGTCATAGTTTGCAAATATAGAATGGTCAGCCGTGTCTCCTTCAAACTCTTTGAGTAGAGCCAAGGCACGAACCTCGTCTTCTTGGCTGAATGCGTGGTGTGCTTGAGACCCTACCATTCGATCTTGAAAGATTCTTGCTGCCCTTACTGTGGTATATCTACGGGCTGGCTCTGGAAGGTCATCCCAGTCCAGCATGTACACTACACCCGCTTCCACATCTTTAGTGAACAGGTAGGTGTTGTCGGTTTTGTTGAAAAGCCTGCCACCTCTTTGGGCTACATCTCTGGTGTCGTAAGACGAAGATGTACCTGAAGATTCCATCCAGTATTCAATGTCTATACGAAGTACGCTGTCTGGAAGATTGATGAATTTTGTAGAATCATCAGGAGAAAAGGTGACTTTCTTTTGGGTGTTAAAGTGCCACCCGTGTGCCTGAACTTCTCTACTGATTTCTGTAAGAATGTTACGAGAGATAGCCGCATCTGCATTCGATTGACCATCTAACGAGTTGATTGGAGGTTCACCTACGGCAGACAACATAGTATTGATTGCCTCTAATTCAGTTGTTCTAGTTGATGCCATTTATAATTCTCCAATAATAGAAAAAAGGAGCGACCCCTCCGAAGAGGAGCCGCCCCAGGGGAGACTCACTGTGATGAGTATAACCTAAATACTACTTAAGGTCAAGTCTCGTTACTGAATGAGTAACAACACTCTTCACGAAGCACGCCATGGCCCATAGCGTAACGAGCCATTAGCATCGTTCCGAGACGTTCCATGTAATATTCGGATTCCATTGCAAGGTCTAGCAACTTCACAGTGCCGAGGCCTTCTGTTTGGAAACCAATACCAATGCATTGACTAAAATCGTATCCGCCGTAGCCTACGCCTGCTCCTGCAAACGGGTCGTTGTTGACGGACGTACTATTGTGAACATTTGTAGCAGAAGATTCGTCTGTCTGAGGAATGTGGTTGCTCTTAAGAATACGAACACCTGCAACCGAGACGATGTTACCAGCAGCAACGGAGCCGTTACCTTCGGGGTTATAATCACGATTGATTGCATCTGTATTTTCAGCAATCAACTTATAATACTCGTCAGGAGGAAGAATTGCTATACGGCCTTCAGACGGGACGCTTTTCAGGTCCATGAGTTCTGCCATCTTAAAGAGAGATGAAACCCAATCTGCACCAGTAACTGTGCCACTGTTCCCTCCGCCACCAGAGACTTCGGTGACTCCGTTAGCGTCGGCATCACTGCCGTCAACAAGAATTTTAGCACCAAGATATGCACTGGCAATCTGTTCTGCTGTGCTAGACGCAGAAGTACCAAATCGATCTAAATTGGTCTCAGAAGCAGCAATACAAGTACGAATAAGGTTCTTGTCTGCTGTGTAGGCTAACTGTCGCCCAATTTCAGTCGAATAAATCGAACGAACTTCATAGTGATTCTTTGCTTCGTCAATGTCAGCAATGAATGCAGATGAAGTTAGAACACCGTCGATAGCGATGGTTTTCTCTGAGTGATTGATGTTAGAAGCATAGGTATTCCCGGCTGATTGTTCATCAGCAAAGAGGCTATCGCCTGGTGTGTGGTATACAGCAGAAGCAACGCCTGTTACGGGAAACTGTGCAGTCTTCCCACTATTGATGGTTCGCACGCGGTGAAGCGGCATCATCAAGTTATTTTCCTCGAACGTGGTAAGTACCTCGCCGCTGAAAACCTTGAGGAACAAATCCTCATTTCCTGCCGAACCGCCTGAATCAAGTCCTAAGCGGGACGGATCAACTCCTTCATAAGCCATTTTTAGATTCCTTATAAAATGTTTTGGCTAGAGTCACATTTGATGGTGAGTCTAGGTAACTAAGGAATCTCAGTTATCCATCGCAACGGGCTGGGTTCTGTAACCTCAACTCGCCATCGCATAGTGCTACCGCCCACCGTGAGCCGCAGCAAATAGACGTAACCCCGAAGAACGGGATTAAGCCCTAATATTATCTTCCTAACATTGACTTAACACGGTCTGCCATCACCACTCCCATTCCCCATCCAACACAGAAAACCAGAAGTGTCCACCAAATAGTGCCTAGAAAATCATCCATTACAATGTTCCTTTTTGAGTTTAACTATACGGGCTTGACCGAGTGCCTTTATAGCCCATAACGTACTGACCACCCCCGATGCCACAATGATCGGAAGTGCAATAAAATGAAAATACTCTTGTAATAAAGCGTTAATAAAAATTAGCCCTACCCCTCCAAGGACAGGATACCAGCCTTTACGCCCCGCTGAAACACAGAGTAAAACGAAACCACCTAGTATTGAAATGCCTCCTACGAAACTCAGCATTGCCAAGCCTCCTCCAGCACTTTGGACTTCTCCGGCGATGGAAGACACTTTGTCAGTCATGGTTGGAGGGTTCCACATCCGATCTACTGTGGCACATCCTGCCAATAGGAAGATCGTAGCCATCAGTATGTATTTGTTATTCATTAGAGGATATTTGAATGCGAGAGTCGCGTCTCGATGTCCTTACGGTATGCAGGGTCTTTAATATACCGAGGGTCTTTCATAGCCGCAGTCAACTGAGCGACCGATTGGAACGCACCGCTGGCTCCTTGAGTACCTGTGTCTCCTTGGATCAAAGACCCCTGAGTAGACATCGGTTCTTCAGCAGTCCACCGACTAGCGAGGCTACGAATAGCAAACATCATCTGTTCTGGTGTTCCACTCATTACTGCTTCATTAAAGACTGCTTGATCGTTCTCTGAGAGGTTTCCCTTAGCCCACTCAACCATGGACGCATAGTTACCCTCTCCGCCTACCTCTGCGTAAACAGAGTTAAGATGGTTGCTCAATAGAGCCTGCTGGCCTTCAATATAGCCATCAATCATTTCTCTAGGGAGTCCCATTTTTACCAGTTCATCACGAGAAGCGTCAGAGATTTCTCCACTACTCCCAAACTCCTCGCTGTACTTATTAAAAGTCTCTAGAGTAAATTCAGTAGGCGTTGCAGCCTCTTCTTCTTCTCCGCCCTCCCCCTGCTTCTTCTTTGTATATTCTGTTTCTAAGTCAGAGTATGCTTTAGCCATCGCTTCGGGGGACTCAAACTTCTCAGGAAGCCACTCAGGACGTTCTTCAGCCGTAATCTGAGCCTCTCGTTGAGCCTCTTCTTCAAGTTTAGCCTGTTGAGCAGCCTCTTGATCTGCTGCTTCTTGTTCTAGACCTTGAAGGTCTGCTTCAGAAAAGGCAGCATCTCCAGCGTCTTCGTGAGTTTCCACTTTTTGATAATCAGCCATTTACGTTCTCCATTTGTTTCGACATTGCATTCACAGCGTTAGGTCCTAGAGATTCAGTCATTTGTGCCATCTGTTGCTGTTGCATGGCAGCAGCGATCTCTTGCTCTGATTTAACAAGACCATCAGTGTCTATTCCCAGTGCGTAGGCACGACGCGACATGTACTCTCTAATATCAATATATTGAGATAATACCTCAGGACCAAGAACTTGCGCTATGCCAGCCAAATAAATATCAAGGCGATTTAAGTCGTTCCCGCGTCCTAGTGCTTCTATTCCTGTGATTATTGTAGGAGTAATCTTATCCCTTGGGATTTTGGGGAGATTCTTGTCCTTCTGCATCCTATCCATAATTCTATTGACCAGAGGGAGTTGGAACTCCTGAGATAAGACGCTGTATATTCCGCCAAGTTGTCTCTCAATAGACTGTGTTACTAGCCTTACTTCTTCTGCGGTAACGCGATCCGCATTACGAATAGTTGATTCTGTAAGGAGGAATGCATATGATAAACGCTCTTGAATCTGCTGCATCGCATTGAGTGCGACACCGAAATCATTTGCCTTCTGAGTTTGCAATACACTGACATCTGCGGCCGATCCTTCCCTTATTGCGCCATTGGGACTCTCTGCAAGAGTCTTGGCTCGTGTAGTACCATTTGGATTCACTAGGAACAATACCTTAGAAGAAGCCGCTGCTCCTTCTACGATGGCCTTGGTTAGCCCCTCCAACGACGATAGGTCGCCAAAGTATTGTTCAACATAGCCTCTCCCGTAATCCTCCCCATCCACCCGCATCATTCTAAGAGCGATGAAGGGGGAGTGACCTTTAGGGAACTTTTGTATAGTCTCTTCGATGATCTTGCCTTGCACCTCTTGTACAACCTGGACTTTCCCGTCATCAAGGATTTCTTGTTTCGTGTAGATATCACAGTGATCTTCATACTCAGCCAGTTGAGATTCCACATACTGCCTAATACTGGGAGGAAGCATAGCCGGAGCCACCGTTTCTTTCAATATGATGCACCTAGCGTTACCCATAGGGTCTCTCTTAACAATAAAGCGATCAAGGTGGATCACTCGCATAGGACCCTTGTCTGGCAAGTATAAAAGGGCATTGCCTGTCACGACAAGGTGTCGCAGGGCCTCAAAGGTCGCTACGCGAATGTTATTTGCTTCAATTTCTCTAGAGACTGCACGTTCAATGTCAGCCAGAGATGTCTCTACCTCAGTCTTTATTTTTGGGTCTATGGATTCTAATTTCTTCATCTCTTTCTCATCGAGAACAAGTCTGAAGAATGGGGCATTTGGAGGCAGTAAACTCAGCAGAAGGGCTGAGGATAAATTATTAACTCCTCGCGCGCCCACACTTTGCCAAGGCGTAGGAAATTTTCTAGCCCCGTTCCCGTCATCAGGTAGAATCGTGGGGACTGTGAGTCTTGAGGAATCTCTCCCTCTCTCTAAGAATGACGATCTTTGGGATTCGCACTTAGAATATAGACTTGCTATAGAACCTTCACCATGCATTAGACATTAACCGAGCCTGTGGACCCGCCTCCTAGTGGTATTGTGTACTTCGCCTTGCCTGACTTAAACCCCGAAGCAGCCCTTCGCTTCTGTGCGGCGGTTTTAGCCCTCTTTTGAGGGTTCTTTTCGGGCGGCATCTGTGGTAATGAGGGAGGTGCGGACACCGTAACAGGAGCCGGGGGTGGAGGCGGTGGCACAGGAGCCGGAGGAGGCACTACCTGAGCCACAGGCGCACTAGGAAAACACATAGTAATTACTCCTTGTTGTCTAGGATATTATCATTCTGCTCGTTGAATATCTGATTCAAGAACCTAATAACTGATCGCTGCCCAGAAACAAACCAGACAGTCTTTTCGTCCCATTCAATATCGGGACATCTCTCAGGCCATCTTCTGTTTAGTTCTACCAATAATGCTTCCGATATTGCTGGAAATTGTAAATCTTTGTTTTTCATTCCGTATAGTCATCCTTATATTCGACCAAATAAACGTAAAGTGCTGTCAGCACACAATTAAGAGGGGTTCCACAACTTAACCTCTTCTTTTTTCATATCAAACTCCCCCCACCGAAGTATCCTAGCGACCCTAGCCTGAACCAGGGCATCCTCTTCCTCTATACCTGCTTTTCTATACGCCTCAACTACGGCTTCCCAACTAGGGGTATTGAGAATTTTAGCCCCTGTCTTAGGTCCAATTCCGGGGCATCCTGAGTAGCCATCTACTGCGTCTCCCATCAAAGCCTGTAGGAGATGGTTGTAGTCCGCTTCCTCATCGGTGATCTCCACAACCCCCTCAGTATCCCTGTTGGGATTGTAGTGAAACCCCGGAACAGTCTTTAGGTCTTTGTCTATAGTAACTATAACCTTCTGACCTTTAATTTTACCCAAACCCGGAGAGCCTGCCAGTAAACCCAGCACATCATCGGCCTCTAGCGTATTCACCTCAAATGAGCGATAGGTTCTCTTACAGTAGTCCTTAAGTTGAGGAAATATGAGAGGTTTTCTTTTTCTCTTTCTATTATGTTTATATGAGGGAAGAATAGTCTTCCTCCAGTTCTGCGGACTAGATAGTGCAACGATTACCTTATCGGCTTCTAATCTCTCTTTAGCATCCGCGATCCAGCAGTCGAATCTCTGTGTTGCTTCCCTGAGGTCTGAATGAAGCGTCCAGAAGTCGTCTCCCCAGTCTACGGCTACTTCACAGACATTGGTTACTTCATAAAGAGCAATATCACCATCAATTAGTAAAGTTCTCATCTTCAGTGCCTCCTGCTTGTATTGCTAATTTACCTAACTCAATAAGTCCTACACATGCGTGGTAAGAGCCTGAGAACGAGATGGTTAAGTCTTCGATCTGGCTAGTCCTCTTAGAAGCCGCTAGGAACACCATCTCATCAAACCGACCCTGAATCTCTCTGAGCATATCTTCAGTTGGAACAAAAGTAAGGTCCTTCACAGCGATGTTCTCTTGATGCTTCGCATCCGCTTCTTTATGGAGTCTCTCATAGCAGAATGAGGAGGATACTTGTATATCTTGGTTAATAACTCAGCCTGCTCTCCCTTATCCCTGAGATATTCTTGTATACTATTGCATATAGACACAGCAAGAGAGCCACTTACTCTCCACCTGAAAACAGAGCGTCCTTTGCAAGTCTTTCTGTTCAGCATTCCACACGCACCCCCTAGTATCCTGTGAATCTCTTCAATAACAGATCGACAAGTTGAATCTACTGCTATGCGAGGACCATTGTCCACTGTAAAGCACCCCTCTCCGTCGATCAGCCCGGCTACCCACGCTGCATCAGTGGGTTTCAGCCCAGTTAGTTCCAATTTTGTACTCTCCATCGAGGGGGCAGCGGAATCCGAGGGCTTTCCCTGCTTCTTGTATTGCTTGCACTGCGAGTTGTCCGACTTCATCTGCTATTTCCATCCGTACCTGTAGTTGAATCTCGTCGTGTATATGTCCAACCTGCATGACATCTTCAGTTGTCCACCCTCTGGCTTTAAGGCTCCCGTGTAAAATACAAGTAGCCTCTTTCATTGCGATGGCTCCTGCTGATTGTAGCAGAGTATTAAACGCACTATGGGGTGATCTAATTTTTAATTTTCTACCATCTACTCCAGTCAGATACTCTTGGTGCTTAAGTCTGTGCTGTATACCGTTTTGTATCTTCTTAATAGCCGGAGTCTTCTTGAAGAATTTATTCTTTAAGGCACGACCCTCGTTTCTACCGCCATCAACCAGAGTGCCTATTTTGGCATCTCCAGCACCATAGCAAATGGCGTATATCAGAGTTTTTGCCTCATCTCTAGAAGAGAGACCCGCCGCCTCTTGGTTCGCTGTGTGAATATCTCCGTGGAGTATTTCTTCGGTATACTTACCCTCATCAAAAGGGAAGGTGTAATGAGCCAAGCACCTCAGTTCCAAACCACTAGCATCCACGCCTACTAGAACGTATCCTTCAGGTGCTGTGAATAGACTGCGACACTCTTTGCCCCACATAGCACCAACTCTGGGAACCTGAGCCATATTTGGGTGACTATGAGTGCATCGAGATGTCACTGCGCCGCAGGAATTTACTCTCCCATGGATTCTTCCATCTACCTCTACCTTGAGCCATGCCCTCCTACCATCTGATATTTGACCCAGTCTCTTTACAAGAGTGAGATACCGAATCAATAACTTTGCCTCTGGATATTCAAGAACATCAAGAATAGATTCATCAACTTTTGGGCGACCTTCTCCTGTGAAACTAGAAGGCTTCCACCCATACTTACCCATCAACCCCTTAGCAATCTGGTCTCTAGAGGAGGGGTTAAAGGGTATCTTCTTCACACGTAACTCACCATTCAACAGCCTTGGTCGTATCTTCAGAGGAGCATCACCCTTTTTCCTATACCTCTCCTTGGAGATAGGGTCTTCGTAATATGCGGGAGTCTTCATCTTGATTGTCTGTGATGGAAATTCTTTTTGTAGTGTTCTTTGTAGTTCGTCTTTTTCTGCCAAGAGGACCGAGTGTAAATCCTTAGCGGCGTTTACGTCGAAAGCGAATCCGTTTCTCTCTTGTTGAGAGATTATTCCCGCGAATTCGTGTTCGACTTTCGTGGGGCGGACTGGGGGTCCCTCCTCTTGTATCTTATTCCATAGTGCCTGAGTCACCTTTACGTCTTGATTACAATACTTAGCCATTTCAGGAGTGAACACTTCCCAGTCAGTGTCTTCACCAAAGTCTCCTTTGTGGATGCCAAGACGAACACCCCAAGACTTTAGGGATTGTCTTCCAATGAGATGTCGTGGGAAGTGGGGAATTTGCCAGTCTTCATTTTGTACGTCAGGCCATAGCATCCTGCACATTATCAGTGTGTCTCTAACACAGCCCTCTGGTTTCCAGTCAGGGTAGAGACGCTGTATGGCTCTTATATCAAAATCTTGAATGTTATGTCCAACGATAACATCAGCAACCCGCAGCCTCTCCAGTGCCTCTTCAATTTCCACAATCTCCGGCTCACCATCTAGAGTCGCTATAGATATGCAATGAATAGTCTTCAGTCCTAGCAGTGTAGAGAAGTTGGAGATCGCGTTGGTTTCTATATCAAATATTAAAGTCGTCATAATCATCTTCTTTCAGTGTAAGGAACGCGGGTGTAAACTCCCCCACATAAGCACCAATCACGTTATATTCAAAAAACTCTTCTGCCTCATCGAGAGGCATGTCTCTAGCAAGAATCTTAATACACATCGCCCGATCATACACAGCAAACTCTTTATTAAACTGTTGAGCATGTCCAAGCAGGGCTTCTTCAAAACCATCAGCGTGTAGTATCATCTTCTATGTCTATTCCTTGCTCTATGAGCCAGTCTTTTATAACAGGGTCCTTTATGAGTAATCTTCGTAACTTTCGGAGCAGGCGATCATATGATCCTTGGATGGACTGACGGCAGACATTAGTACCCTGAGATTTGTTAATCTCACGAGTAATCTCTTCCCATGTCATCCTCTTTCGCATCATTCAATTCCATCAAGATCAATCAGATTGGGCGGCGTCCATTCGTTAAGTCTTCCAGTAGACTCGTCGTATTCTAGCGTTGTGGCTACGCCTGTGTTGCCTGCGTACCTATTTTTTAGCACACGTAGTGTCAGAAGGTTTGAGTCACTGTCGTCCTGCTGATTTCTCTCGCATCCAATAACCGCATCACTAAGTTGGGCTATTGCGTGGCTTCCCCTAAGTTGGGCTAGACTGGTAAAGCCGCCTTCTTCATGGCTCCTTCCATCGGGTCTCTTCAAGTGAGACACCAATACAAGGTGTACGCCTGTCTCCTCCACTAGAGATCGCAGTCTCGTCATAGTTGAATCAATCATACGCCTCTCGTCACCAGTTTCCAAAGCACTAACTACAATAGACAAGTGGTCGAGGAAGATGTAATCGCACTCCATAGCACGAGCCATGTACCTCACTCTATTGAGCAGATTGGCGGGATCAATAGAACCCCAGTGATCGTACAGCACTAGGTTTCCTGTGCCGAGAGTATTATCAAAGGCGGACTTCTTCTGCCCCATATCCACATCCTGCGAATCCCACAAGTGTGTAGGCTTGTTCATCCAAAGACCCATGATATGCTCTGCGGTCTTCTGTACGCTCTCCTCTAGTGCAATATAGCCTACCTTCTGTCCAACATCCATAAGGTATAGAGCAAGTTCTCTAGCAACACTAGACTTGCCAATGCCAGTTCCTGCTGTCAGAGTGAGAAGTTCGCCGCCCCTCATTCCAAACAACTTATCATTTAGACCAGACCAAGGGTACGGAATAGACTTCTTCTTCTCAGTATTAGCAATCAACTCCCAAAGTTCTTGTCCGGGGATTACTCCATCAGGTCTAAAACTCTTGGCTCCATATACCGCATCAATAAGGTCCTTCACTCTACCTTGCTGAAGG